AAAAATCCACCTTCTCTAAACCTTGCTAACGCTAAAGTTGTGGCGTCAACTAAGTCATCGTTTTCGCCACCAGGAAAATCAGAAACTTCTTCCATAAGTTCCTCACCCCACCTAGTTTCAGGCACCCAAATTCTACCGTCTTGGAAAATCGGGCTAACCGCATTCAGTCTTGCAATCTTATCTTGCCCTTTTCCTGGAGAAAATGTATTTACAGGTATGCCTACTCTGCGTAATTCTTGTACTAACGGAATCCCTGACGCTTTTGATTCAATAATTACCGTATCAGGTTCCCAATAATCGTATAAACGTAACGCTTCGTTTTTTAATTCAGGAAAATCAAAACGTTCTTTTACACAATCTAATAAAATTAAATGTGCTTCATCGCCGTTGTAGTGTTCTTCGCCTATTTTTCCTTCGGGATAAAACACACCCCACGTTGTTATCGCTGTAAAGTCAGCTCTTTCCGATTTTAAAAACGCGGTATCGTAACTTTGTATTAAATAATCGCAAGCTGGCGGCTTATCTTGATCCCAAATCATAAACCAATCTTTCGGTATTATCGAAATACCCTCACCTGTTGGTCTTTGCATGTACTGCGACGCCCATTTCGACGGACTAACAGAAGCTTTTATTGTTTGTAATTCTTCTAACGACCAAAAATTTTCCCATAATGATCTACCGCTAGGTAAAATCGCAGGAAATTCAATCAACTTCCATTGGTCTGCGCCTTCGTCTTGTGTCATTTTCTTAATTAAACGCCCCGTTAGATCTTTTTTCGACCAACGTGTCATTACAATTACGATAGCACCTCCAGGTTGTAACCTTTGTCGTGGTCCCGACATGAACCATTCGTACGCTTCTTCTAATGCTTTATCCGACATAGCGTCTTGTTCGGAATGCGGATCGTCAATAATAAACAAATCAGCACCCCTACCTGCTAACGCACCTCCAATACCTGCCGCGTAATACTCTCCGCCTTGGCTTGTTAACCATTTACCCGCCGAACGGCTATCTGCTTTTAGTTCTGTTTCAGGAAAAAGTTCTTTATATTCATCGCCGTCGATTAAATCCCTAACTTTTCTACCGAAGTTAATCGCAAGGTCAGCGGTGTGCGTTGCTTCTATAATTTTTAATTTAGGATTTTTACCTAAAAGATACGCAGGAAACAAATGAGACGCAAATTCTGATTTCGTATGTCTAGGCGGCATATTTATTATTAGCCTTTTTAGCTTGCCTGATGCTATTTCATCAAAAGCCGCCGCCATTTGTTTATGGTGATTTCCATCTATAAAATCTGACCACATAGCGCGGACAAAATCCATAAAGGTACTTGTTGATTTTTCTTGGAAGTCGCGTTTTTCGAGTTCCTCTAATAAAACAGTAAACTCTTTTGCTTCTGCTTTATTAAGGTGGTCTAAGTTAATTCCCTTTAAGAGTTTTAACTTTTCTCTTTTGTCTTGCGACATAGGTTATTTTAAAGTTTTATTTAAAGCGTCAAGTTCGTCTTGTAACCTAAATAATCTATCCATATCGACAGGTTCGCCTTGACGTCGCATACTGTCCATTCTAAATATATCTTGGTTTATTTGGTCACGTCTACCTAATAAATCTTTTCTCATTTTAGGATTCATTCTATTCCTTAACGAAGTAATCCCTGTATCTTTTAACTTTGTTAAATCAAGATTGCCTTGTGTCGGTCGTTCAATATTGATTGGTCCACGCGGTCCACGGTTCGTGGTCATCCTTCTGCCTGACTGAGTTAGTGGTGGGGTAGCAACTCTATTAAGTACATCCGTACCGACTCGGAGTCCTGACTGAGAGGTTGGTAAGGTAGAAACTCGGGCTCCTAGCTGAGTAAGTGGTGGTCGCATAATATTCGCCATTTGATTAGCGAATCGTGTCTTAGCTCCTGGAAGCGGTAGTAAAGAAGCGACGCCTAGTCCTGCGATTGTTGAAGCGCGTTTGCCTTCTGGTGTTTGGAGGTATTCTGTTAATGCTTTATTTTCGGATAACTTCCTTTCGCTTTCCCTTTGTAAGTTTCCTGAAAAGTTATCTAAAAAAGTTCTAAAGGTACTGCGATTGTCTGGGGCTGGCTTTACCACGTATTCTTCAGCTTGGAACACAGGAAGATTGGTGTTTCTCATTTCATTAAACAATTCTAAGTCTTTATCAGAAATATCTCTCCCCTGTTGTTGTGTAGCTAACATTCGTCTAATGTCTGCGTCTGAGATTGTTCTTCCTTGTTGTCTTTCCATAAGTAAAGCAGTTTAATTTATAAATGGTTCTCTTAGCGCGTATCTTATTCTGAAAACCATAGTTCTGTAAAGATTAATCCAGTTCCTCAATTATTTTAACAATGCGATTTAAACCAGCTTTCGGATTTTGTTTTTGTCTTGCCGCCGCTGCGCGGATCGCGGGCAGATTGGCTTTAAGTAATTCCAACGTGTATTCGCTTACTTCACTAAGGTCAGTACCACCTTTGCTTTGTGCAAAAAAGTCACTAATTAATTCGTCTAAGTTTTGATTAACGCGGGACGTGCCTGCTCCTCTACGTTTACCGAACCGTTCAAAACCTTCCCCCGAACCGCGAGCCATGAGTGACGGTAAACCTGCAAGGGCTTCCGTTACTTGTGGCGGAACCATGGAAGCTAGTTTTGAAGCACCTGTATTTAATGCTTGGGATAGGATTCCTACAGGAGCCTTGGGTGCGAATAATGAAACCTCTTGTAATCCAGGATCTTGTTCTGCGAGTTTCAATACTCGATTGATTTCGTCTTGTTGTTCGCGCTCAATCTGAGCTAAACGAGATGGATCACCACCTTCGGCTAGTTCAATTTCGTACGGACTTACACCGAAATTTTTGCCGCCTTCGATTGGGTCATCAAACTCATCTAAATCAAAAGGGACTGTTCGTTTGCGCATACCTTCAAGATCGGGAGCGAAACGTGGATCTTTTTGTCGTTTTAAAAACGCATATGTTTCAGGATCAACCATCGAGCCTTCTTTGTATAACTGCTCTATTAGATCAGAAAAAGTTTGATAATCTTTATCAACTTTGTCGTATTCTTTTTCAAGCTCAATTTCTGTTAGACGGTTGATCTTCATAAGTAAAGTAGTTATGTGTATAACAAGTTGGTCATAATATAACTCGAAAAAATTTTTTCGCAAAATTTTTTTGCATAGGGACTTTTTCAAAAATACATGCAAAACTGAGGCTGAAACTAGGTGCGGGCGGGTGGGTACCCCGCTACGCGGTAAAAGGGGGGTTACCCCTTTACTTATAGGCTTATATATTATCGTTTAGTAGAGAGCGTTTATGTGCCTTATAAGGTATGTTTAAGGGTAAGGGTTAGGTAGTTAAATAGTAGACATAAAAAAAGGGTAGCCGATAGACTACCCTTTAATAGATAGGTTAAGTTATTTAACTTTTCTAAATATCTCTAACTTACCTGCTTTCTTAGACCACTCTTTATCACCTAATGTTTTAGCTAGATAAGTATTCATTATCTTACTAGGTGTTTGTTCATAAGAACGCCCGTCATCATAACCCCAAAAGGCATCACCAGTACTAGTTTCAGCAAAGGTATTAACTTGTCCTAGTGTAGCTGTACCGCCTAACTCAAAAAGAATATTACATATCTTTTTAACTTGTGGCGGGCATACTTCATAAGCACTAGCATCAGCACCTAAAGTTAGTTTTAAATGTACGCTTGCATTATTACCTCTAGCGCCAGTGTTAGTGAATGGGTTAGTAGCTGATTTAGTGTTAGCTTTCACATCTTTATTTATAGTTTTCATAATTATTATTATTAGTTAATGTGGTCTTATGTCTGTGCCACATGACGTATTATATATTAATTAGTTATATATACAACTATACGTACTTAAATAATTAAATATTTATTTATATATATTCCGTCTTTTTTCCGTGGCTCGTGGCTCGTGGCTCGTGGCGATTCTACAGAATCTACAGATTCCACAGATTCAAGTGAATGGGTAAGGGTAAGTGTAGAGTAGAGTCAGGGATAGAGTGATAGAGTGATAGAGTAGAGTGATAGAGTAGATTACGATTGAGTAAACTCTCCCTCAATCACGTTCGACTCGGTCGCTCGTTTCTTAATCAACTCTTCGAGTCGAGTGAGTATGTCGTCCTTGGACATCATGTCGATCTTCGCGGTCAACACCTCGCGTCTATCGATGTAGAGTCCGCCAGCCTTGCCTCGATGAACCTCGGCGGTGATGGCTGCGGATATCTGACCTTGGTCCTTTGCCTCTTCTCGTAGATCGTGGAGCGTGGACAGGTGGCTCTCCAAAGAAACTGCATCTCGCTCCGCGAGTGACATTTCTAACTCAATGAGGTAGTTTCGAACGACTGGGTTATGATTGAGTAGAACACTGCCTTGAGTCTTAGCCCCCTTGCGATCCTTCGTATAGCCTGCTTTCATCGCAGCATCAGTGGCTGTCATGCCTTTAATGTACTCTCGACAGAACTTCTTTTGCTTGGCGTTAATGGGTTGCCATTTCTTACCGCTTTCGTCGATGAGTGAGTTTCCGTCTTCGGATGGAACGAGTGGAGTATAGGTCAGTTGTTTCATTCTATTTACCAACATTTCTAATAGAGTTATTACAATAATAATAGAAAATTAATAAATAAAATAGTTTTCTCGTGCCCTCTCTCCTTCTTACCTGTTCATTTCTAATAGTTTAATAGAATTCTATTACTTTTGCTTTTTCACACAATCCACTGTCCACGAGCCTTTCAGCTCGATTCTATTAGTTTATTACTTCTATTAGTAGTTCTCGTAAACTTTTTTCAAAAACTTTTTTATTTTCTAAAACTACTAATAGGACTTTTCTAATAATCACATTCCGTCTTCGTCGTAATAAATCGCCGACTCGGTTACTCCGAAAGTTTCACCTTGTCTCGGTGCTGGATCAATCGGTTCGAGTTCATATCCTACAACTTTGTAGTCTTTATCGTACTTATGTACATACCAGAACTTTTCGCCTGTTTCGATATCCTCGAGCAACGCATCTGGATCCAACCCTTCTAGTTCCTCTACTATAGTGCTCTCACTAATAGGATCGTTTAAGTTTTGAGCTTCAGGTGATCTCCAAGCTTCATTATTCCCTGTATAAAGCACCCTCCATAACTCGTTATAGAGGTCGAGTATCTTTTCTATCTTATCAACTGTAGTGACACAAAGGAACTCTCGGTATTGGTTTGGGTTCCTTTCTTGCTCATGAAAATGACATAAGCTAACTCTATATAGTTTATTTTCCATTTCTTTCTCCTTTCTATAAATACTTTTTGTTAAACTGTGGTTCTCGAGTCATAGTATATCCATAACATCCGTCAATCCAAGCCATCTTTATATGGTAAATATATCCTTCGTAAGCATACGCAAAACATTTCACCTCGTGTTCTGAATTGTAATCTTCATCTTCCCACTGCATGTCTATATATAGTTTATTTTCTGTTTCAATAAACTCTATATTTGCAGCGGTCAACTGTTCACACAATTCGTAAATATCTAACTCTGATCTCTCTATGGGCATGTATGCTTCACGGTTCAATACCTGAGTCCCAAACGGGCAACTGGTCTCGTCCCATAGTTTATCGTTAGCGTATATTTCGTATAGTTTCATTTCTTTCTCCTTATCCGTTATTGTTAAGTTCGTACCATGCTTTCACACATGCTCGTACTACGTTGGGTCGAGAGACTTTCATTCCTGTCTGACTTTCCATAATATCTTTAATATCATTTATGTCGTCCACTAGATCAGGTGTTTTTATTTGGATCGGTTTAATTTCTTTCATTTCTTTCTCCTTTCTTAGTTAATCGCGGTAAAATCTTTACCGCGTATATATATTATATAAGGGGAGCAAAATAGAATAAAGCAGCGTACGAAAGCGCACCCGACTAGCGCTTATACTTTCGCTGTTTCTTAAGCCTCTCGCGCTCCCAATCGTCCAAAGGATATGAACCCTTGGGTCGCGCACCGCTGATATATACTGGTCGCTCGAGTGGCAACCGTTCGATAATTTCGTGGGCTTCCGCCTTACTTTCTAATTCGATTGTTACGCAATACTTCATCGGTAGCTCCCGTCTTCCATCTTGGTGAATGGGACGTCGCGAATCGGAACACGTTGGAATATTAATCTAGTCGGGTAGATATGATCTCTTGCAGGCGCTGTCATTATCCGCTTATATTCATAATCTTTTCTATGACTTTTCATAATAGATCCTCTACTGGCGTACCTTTAGGTATGAATTTGCCGTCGCCGACCTCAACCCAGTTTCTTTGTGTGTCGTGGTCTTCCCACTCGTATAAGCCATTACAATAGAGTATTTTAGAACTGAATCGACTAAACGCTAATATTTCGCTACCTTCCCAGTTTTGTAATATAACATCATCGGTCAACGCATCGACGCCTACGCGCTCAAAATCAGGGTCTAGGTGTTCGAGTTGTTTATCAATAGTCTCGCGCCATAATTTATCGTACCACTCTACAACTCGCGTTGCTTGGGTCAACGTAGCCGCGTACTGTAATAAATATGACTCATGCCCACCTACTGATAGGCTTGGGTAAAGTCGAATTGTGTAATATTCGTTTCTCATACTGCCTCCTTAATTGGTTCTAATCCGTAGCCGCCCTGTACTTCAACATAATTGAAACGCTCGCGGGTTTTGCTATGGGCTACCACAATCCTGCCAGTCTCCCAATGTCTAACTATCGGATCGTTCGATACTATTTTAATATCGAAGCCTGACGCGGTCAGCGTCATATAGACCTTTTCGTAACCTCGAACTATTTCATAAATCCTTTCGGGTTTATCGTCAGGTACTAAACCTAATAATTCTCGATCAGTGTCTGTCTCGAGCCATATCTGTAATACGTCCATATCTTTCTCCTTTCTAATAGTTATTATTGACTAAATACTGGTCTTCTCCAATCTTCGTGACAAACTTGGAAGCTAATGCTTTTTCTAATAGTTGGTCTCCGTCCAGTTCAAAATTAAAATTAGGTGCTTGGCTCAACCACAGCTCCTCTTTTGTGAAAACTGTTCTGTTTTCTTCTTTGTTATCGGACATATCTTTCTCCTTTCTTAGTTAATACTTATATATTATAAACGCGGAACAAACGCGAATAAAGCAGTACCACGAGCCGCTAGACATTATCCACTTCTGCCGCTACGTCTTTAATTAACAACGCCATCGTTTCGTCAGAAAGGCTCGCGTTACCGAGCTGTCGTATAAACTCGCCGTTTGGCTTATATACTGCTATTTTTATCGAAATTTCAAAATCTTCCATCAGATATAAATAATTTCAAACTTGATTTCTGCTACTGTATCTATCCAGAAAAACACTACATAAATGAACAAAGATGCTATAAATAAACCTATCGTGGCTTTAATAATTGTTCTCCATTTGTATAAGATTAAGTCTATAACTCTGCTTATAAAGTTAAAAACTTTTTCTCTTTTTTGTATTTTCTTTTTTGGTCTACCCATTTTTTCTCCTATTGATTAATAAATTTTAATACCTCGATATCAGCTAAAACGGCATTGGCTACAACTAAAATTGCAAAGGACAACAAAAGTATGACAAACAATATAAAAACTATGATGACCACACCCAACCATTTCATTTCTTTTTCTAGTTCTTTTTCAAATATTTTCTTCACTACTTTTCTCCTCGTGGTTTTTAATTATTAAACCGTTTTCTACGACTGTTTGTTCGTCTTGTATTTCTTTTAAATCGGACAAGATAAAATCTTTTATGCTTTTATGGTCGATCTTTTCAACCTTATTTATTAGATTTTTAGTTAGCTCTCTAATACGTTGTTGTTTCTGCATTATTTCTCGCATTACTTTTCTCCCCATCCCTTGCCTGTGCTACCGAATCCGCCTTCGCCACGTTCCGTGGTATGACTAAAATCGGACACTACTGAAAACATCACGTGCTCGATAGGCATAAATACTAATTGAGCGATACGGTCGCCGTTAGATACGAGATATGGCTCGTTCCCATGGTTTTTAAGGTACACCATTAACTCTCCCTGATAGTCAGAATCGATTAATCCTAATACGTTTGCGGGCATAATGCCTTTTATTCCTAAACCCGATCTGGGCATAATCATTGCGCAAATCGTATGGTCACCGATATAGATTGAATAACCCATGGGAAATTGTACGGTCTCTCCAGGATGGATCATAGCGTTATCGCAAGATCGTAAATCTAATCCCGCAGATCCTACGGTCGCATATTCAGGAATCCCGCGCTCTTCAGCGCGGGGATCGTTAAAGATAATTTCTATTTTAGTCATTATCGGACTCCTCTATTCATAAATTACGAAATAATCATTACCTTTACATCTTCCCCCGTCAGGGTCGACATAAGCCCACTTAACATCATAGAAATCTGCTATTTCATCTATCCAATCTGCATCGCAATCGCTAAAATCTTCTAAGTATAGATCCCATTTTTCTTTTGTTTCATATCCAGCATCTACAAAAAATTCTTTAAATGTCTCATAACATACTGTCCATATACTATATGGTTGATCAATAACTTTTATAGATGTAGGTATGTTGTGATCTTCTAATGTTGTTTCAAATTGTTTTTTCATAGTTCTTTAGTCCCGACTGTATGAAAACCTTCGTTAGCTTTAACAGTTTCGTTATATGCTTGGTTAACACCCTCTTCAGAATACTCACTAGCGTAATCCGTATCGTGGTCAACGATTTCCCAGTTTCGAATCCAATAGACGCCGTTGTCGCCTGGATCGCCGAAGTTGCCGTAACATCCAACACCGAGTGATAACGTACTTCCAATCGCGTTACCGATAACTTGTGTTAATCTAGCGATGCAATACGTCGGATCGTTACCTCGTATACCGAAGTCTTTCGCGGCTTTCAAAAAGCCTTCTACGGTACTACGACTACCGTTCCAATGTAAGTATATCGCTGGACATTGATCTTTTTCTCTACGTTCGTCATCGAACGCTATTACTGCTCTATTTCCCATCTTCATCTCCTAAATAATACATTGTTATAATAAGTATCGCCAATACGAAAAACGGGGCGATTACACCGATTAATAGCATAGTCTCTTCTGTCATGCTGTCTCCTTATTTTTAGTTGTTATTGCGGCTATTTGACCATTTTGTTTTACGCTGAAAGTATTAGTTTTCGGATCGTGACGTAATATAAAAGTACTGCCCGAATCTTCTTTATCGTAATAAATAAAGGTCAAACTTTCGATAGCTTCGACAAAACCGTCGTGGAATGTTTTACCACCTCGTATCGGTGGTGAGATAGGCATCGATACCGTATCGGTTTGTCTGTAGTAAGCATGGTCGACTTTACTCGCTAATTGCTCACCTGTTGCTGAAACGTAGAATTTATCTATTTTATCAAATCCTTTCATTTATATTCTCCCTTTTAGTGTTTCTTCCACAGCGAATCTGACCCAGTCAGACTCTCGCCTAGCTCGATCAATATCATCGCCATAGAGGTTATGTAAAAATTCGTTAACGAGTGCATGTATCTCGTTTAGATGCGGGTTATGCGGTCTGTCGCTTTCCGCGATCAAATCACATATATGATCTGTACAAGCATTTTGTACTTCGTCAACTTCGTTAAATAATAATTGGCAGACTTTTTCGCCGACTAGGTCTTTGACCGTCTCGATAGGTTTGCTCATATCTTTCTCCTTTCTAGTTAATAACTATACTACTTTACTTTACAAAGTAGCCAAAGTAAAGCACTAACCAGAACGCTTTGATTTTACGATCTTCTTCATAGCACGATAAACAGCTCGCCCACCTTTCGGGTCTTGGAAGATACGCTCTAGGCGTTTTTCGTTACCCTCGTGGTCTTTTACTATTTGTTGTACAGGTCTTGAATCACTCCAATCAACGCTCTGTTCTTTTAGCATTTTACGCATTCGTTTTGCTTTTTTAGAATTCATTATTTCTCCTTAATCAGATGCCCAAACAAAAATCGCCAATAACCCAATCAGTGAAATTAAAATAAATGAACAAGATGTTATTTCTATAGTTCTACCTAGTTTGTTAAGGTAAATCGTATCTTGTTCTGCATTATAATTTTCGTCCTCATAAATATACTTGTCTCTAGGAAAAGGTCTTTTCTTTGGCATAGGTTCAAATATTACGTTGTCTATTGAGACTAACTGTTCTCTTTCTATTCTTTTTACTTCTGCCTCTTGGTACTCTGTCCATTTCTTACCATACTTTTCATACATAATATTGTTGAAATCTGCATCTAAAAATGCTTGGTCTTCTGGTTTATTTTTCTTCATTATTTCTCCTTAATGAAAAAGCGGCGAGGGGTTGGCTGCATTTCTTTAGCCCTCATTAAGTGTTCGTTGTCGACTCTGCCAGAACACACCACTATTCTCATTTCTTTCCTATATATTTGACTTGGTCAGTAGGTATCACCTGATACCCTCCTTTATTATACGCGACTGCGATAGTGTAGTTTTTACTAACTTCTCGCTGATATGACGTATCTTCAACCACCATTGGTTTATTGGTTAGTAATGAAGGATATTTCTTACGATGGTCTCTATCTTGATCGGCTATGTCTTTATAACGATCACGATTAGCAACGTCCATCTTCCCATGTATTTTTCTCATTTCTTTCTCCTTTCTTAGTTAGTACCTATATATTATATAAAGGCAACAACGCGGATAAAAGCAGTGCTGAGAGCGGTAAACTAAACCCAAACTATAGGCGACCTCCCCCACTCTCAGCTTTCTTAACCATTGCGTCTGCTATACACACAATATTATTCAGGAGGTTCTTAGGATATCAAAGGTAGCCTGCTAACTCCATTCCAGGCTCGTCATAAAATGCAGTAATACTTGCGTCTGGGTAGAGTTCTCTAAGTTTAAAGATGACTCCTTCTGGTGGACCCCATGCAGTATTAAAAGTATATTCAACTTGGTCATCTTCCATGATCGTAACTTCACATTCAGAACTATTCCATTTAGTCCCCCAGTTTTGTACACGCCAGTCCCACCACTTAGGCATACTAAAATCGCTATCATCTTTTTCGAAAGTAGGTTCTACTTCGATTTTCTCGTAATCAGGTTCAGGTACTATTTTTGCAAAATCAAAAGGTGTTTCTTCTGATGCAATTTTTTCGGCAATTTCTTTTGCTTCTTCCCCGTAAATCTCGACTCTGTTATAACACCAATTAGGCATTTTGACCTCCTCGTAACTGTAGTATTCTCATAGGAATAACTGTTGTCGCGTTACATTCATTACAACATCTACCTGTCGCTGCAGGCTCTGCATTGTTGCCGTGAGGATCTCCTAGTGGCAAGTTACATAAAACACATTTCAAGTTTTTCATATATTTCTCCTTTCTTTCGTTGAAAAAGTGAGCGTAGTCAGGCTCTATAGTATTATCTCTCACCGACCTAACTACACTCGGTTATACTCTTGGCTTCCTATACAGGGTAACTGCTAAGAGCGAATGTAGTGTGGTTGTATCTTAAGTAGTGATAAGAAAGATTATCCAATCACACTACACTCTAGGTTATCCATAATAGGTAAAATAACCTATTAGTACTTTACTTTAGATTTACGCCAGAGTAAAGCAGCCTTACGACGACGCGAGGGCTTCACTAAGCCATTGGCTTCGTCTGGACAGTTCTTACGCCAGTGTTCTTCTAGTTCTTTCATGTTCATTGTATTGTCCCCTCAACTTCTTCAAATATTGCACGAATACCTTCATTACCTTCAACAACCATTATATGTTTAAATTCTGTTAAAGTTTCTTGTACGTGCTGAAGCATTCTCTCCCCAACTTCTTGAGAGACTTCTTTTCTTTCTATTAGTTCTTCAATAAAATCTATATACATCTGCATAGATGTACAAAGTGCTATAAGTGCTACAAAACTTACTTCCAACTTAATGGTTTTATCGGGTATTTCCCCGATATTTGTTACTAAAACGTCGTCATCCATTTTTATTCACTAACTCCTCAATCTCATCATATATGATATTAGTTAATACTGGGTCAGGTATTTCAGTTTCATTTAATTGTTTTGCTAAATGGCGGGCGATTGTCTCGATTCTGAGAGTGACCACAGTGCCGTCAGCTTTTGTTACTTGTATTTCCATAGTTTCCCCTATAGTTAATAAAATGTTGTGCTGGGATTCTCCTTTTAGTTTTGTTATTAAACCAGCCCCAGCACAATGCCCCTTTGAGTAACAGAGTAGGGGCAACACTCCGATAAGCCTACACTTCAGCGAAGTAGCCTTCATCAATAAGACGTTTTCTATAGAACCTAAAGATTCTAAGAGGATCCTGTCTCGTTGACAAACAACCATTCTTCACTGCTAGTGCAACACAATCTTGCGCTGTAAAGCTAGAAGAGTCAAGCTCTTCTTTCTTCGCGTCAGCGACCGTATCGACCAAAGCCAGTAACTGAGCTGTAGTTTTATCTACATTCTCAGGATATTTGCCCGTATATTTGTACAATTTACGGACTGATCCTTTCCCAGTCGTAGTAGGTTGAGGAACTATTGTTCCCACTTTGCCACTACCGTTAGTCTTAGCTTTCGCTTTGACTGGGGCTTTTTTAGCAGAGACTTTCTTAGCGGGTGTTTTTACACTCGCCGCAGATAATGCTTGTGCCATATCTATTTCTCCTTTCTTCTTTCTACACACACATCTTTCGATGCAACCTTATCTACCTTGTAGTAGAACATAGTAAGTACTTTACTTGAGAATAACCTAAGAGTAAAGCACTAAACCGAACGCTTATCAAACTCAGGATCCTGTGTGATATATTCACTTTTTGGACCATGTAGACGCTCATTACCAATAGCTATCGCTTCTTTTAGTTCTATAGTCATATCTTCTGGTCGAATACATTCAACCGTTTCTATTAACATAGAGTCGAGAGCCTCGCGTAAGTCATTAATCTCTGATAAAAGTTTTATCTTCCACAGTGTTTCTGCTTCAGACATTACTCAGTCCTCCACACTCGAACACCTGATATCTCGTTTTCTAATCTCGTACGTAATATAAATTTACGTTCAGGATCTTGACGTTTACCAAACGTTCTTGAAGCTTGTGATAAACGATTTTTAAGCCTATCGGCGTTGTCGCCTTCAGGTACAGTTATAAAGAAAGAATCGCCAACCTTCATTTTACCGAACGGATATTTGACATTCGCTCTTCTATCTTCGGGCAATGGAACATTGCCTTGTATTAATATACCTGTCTCTTCATCGAGACCAATTTTCATTTCAATCTCACCCATATTAATTTAACTCCTTATCATTTGTAGGAACAACGTGTAGGATATTTCGTTCTTCCATATAGTTTTTCCAAAACATCAGGATAAGGGATGGATCATCCACCCCCACAAGTTCCTGACAACCTTGAGCAATCATCGTATCGGATACTACACGAGCCAGTTCGTCATGTCCTGACTCGTATAATGCCGACCAGACTATACCCAATACATCCGCGTCCAGCGTGTACTTTTGAGGGTTATCTGCCATTAAGCCACCTTCGCGTATTTAACAGCAAGGTCTAGGGCTTTCGATTTACGAAGTGCTCCTGCACCGAACCATGCACTATGTAGCGCGTTGCCTTCGGTATGGGACTCACGTAAGTGGTCTTCTACGTAGGTAACTGCATTTAGTGCACCCCACCACGTACCTTTGGAAGACTTCAGGTTTGCACCTGGTTGTTGCTCAAGAGCATCAACTACAAGTCTAGGATAGGCGTTAAACCTATCAACTAAAGGTTCGAGTTCACCAACAACTTTCCCTTGGTCTTTTAGTTTCAGCTCGTGCTGATACTCATCGTAAGTGGTAGGTTGGTATAGCTCAGTAATAAACTCAAGCACATTAGAGTGTTTAGCTTTCTGTTTAGAAAGATACTCAGCCGCTTGTTTAAACTCAGCCATTCTGCCTGCAGATAGTCCTAACGCCTCTTCAGCACTTTGCATAACATCGTCATCAAAGGCTTTTATATGAGGCATACGGAAAGATGCTGTACCGCCCATACCTAGAGCAAATGTAAGCGTATTGTTACATACAACTCTAATAGGTGTAAGCTTGATAGTCATCGATCTACCTACAACGTGTGGTTGGTTAAAAAGAAGATAACCTTTAATCTCGTCACCACCAACGAGTTCGAAGTCTTCAGAGATTTTAGCTAAACCCCAAACTTCCTTACCGTCTTTTAAACTGCCCGCAGTTTCCATAGTCATATGACCAGCTTCTGTAAAGCGTTTAAAAAACTTAAATACATCTTCATTTTGGATCGGAACGTAGTCGTTACCGCAATGACTTAGTACTTGGTTATCAGAATCACGAACAATGTGGAATGTATTAGGTGCTTGTATAAGCCCCACATCTTCGCTCCATTCAGGCGCGTCTAGCGTATAACTAGGACGTTTACTAACAGTCCAGTCAAGCTTTGCCGCTTCCTGCATTTGTAATGGCGTTAGGTCGTTAGATACCTCGACACCCAATCCGTGCCAAGGCTTATCTCCCGTCCAAGCCATAGTTTCTACTTCATGTGCCATATATTTCTCCTTTCTTATTGCACGTTAATGATCGTAGCTGTTAAGCTACGCCGTATATTAAATAGTACACGGCTACGAAAGTAAAGCAGTATAAAGAGCATCCCATTCGTAAGGAATATCCAGAGTTAACAGACTATCAGATTTATAACCATTTTTAACGAGTTCTTGAGCACGTTCGATACCATCGACATGAAAGAGCTTTATTTGATTGTTTTTCCGAGCGAGTACGAACACCTGACCACCGTGCATTGCACGTTTAGAAAGCCAAGCGACTTGCATTGGACGTAGAGTGAGTGAGTTACCTGAGTGTATTTCTTTTAGTTCAATCCAGAACTCTTTGCCTTTAGCACAACCGTTAACGTCAGGTACACCAGAACCTGTCATCCCTGTTTCGATACGTTGCCAATGTACTTCTTTTATATTGTCTCTAAGTAGAGCCCATAGATTTTTTTCTTTGGACATTATCTAATATCTCCGCGATTGATTTACCACTTTTTGTTTTCATGGGGGCTATAGTAGCGAATCCTGGATTCTCTATTTCTGCTTCCGTCGGCATTGTTTCTTTAGGTATCTCCCCTCGTCTTACTTGGTGGTGTTGTAGTATTTTTAAATCAAAATTGTGATACCTTACGCTACTTAATCTTGTAAGCCCTAATTGTTCTCTGCGGTGATTTTTTAAAATTTTTGCTTCCCAGTAACGTTTACCACTATATTTGGCTTTCGCTCTTTTTTCATACCTAGCTTTAGTGAGGGAATATTCACTGCGTAAAATTTGATGTAAGTCATCTACGTCTTCATGGATTGAACAACTATATCCATAATTTTCTTCTAAAGCACATTCCGAGTAGAGTTCCGCTTGAGCTAGTATTTCAGGCGGAACATAATATTCTCCATAAGTGCCTGATTGTTCGTGGTAATTCTTTTCCGTAAGGTCAGTAATAGAAAAAGGATTTTTATTTAAGTCATACTGATATTGTTGTTTACATTCATTGTCACAAAACAGTTGAGCTTTCTTAATTGCTACGAAAGTTTTATAACAATGTTCGCAAGATCTTTCTTCTGCAAATTTTTCTGTGGTATTGTTTTTATCTTTTCTTTTCTTATATTTACGAGTATTTACCCAAGGTTCACGAGGTTTGGGAAATGTGATATTCCCTAGAAAAGGTAGCATTTCTAGTAGAGTAAACAAACCTTTTATCTGAGCCATCAGAACATATCCCATCCTGTATGCGGCGCTACTTTTTTATTATTACCAATCACTCGTATCTTATTATCTTCTAGCCATTCATTAAAAGCTAATCGAGTTTGTTCTTTGTCTTTATAAGTAGTGTAGAGTTCAGACCATTTATCTCTAGCGAGCTTTACCCCGTAATAATAATCACCGTTACCGAGTTTGCACCTAGTAATGATCTGCCACATACGTTGTTTAGTTACGTCATATTCTTCCCCTAGTTGTTCTAAGGTTAGTTCATCTTCCGATAACCACTTATCGTAGATAGACCTATAACGTACTGCGTTTTCATCTGCTTTTTGTTTTGAGATTCCTCTCATTATATTTCCTCCGTTTCACCCCAGTTTGGACCGAGTTCAGTATCTACTACAAGGGGAACAGCAAGTTCTACACAGTTTTCCATAATTCTTGAAACCTTCGCTGCTTGTTCATCATCTTGTATAGATATGTCCACCTCGTCGTGAACCTGTACGTGAGGAACTATTCCTTCCTCCCACAGTCCGAGCATCGCTAACTTTGTCATATCAGCTGCCGAACCTTGAATCAGTCTATTAAGGGCTTTATATGTATAAGACCTCTTTAGAACGTCTCCGTATTTTTCTCTAGCCTCTTCCAATGGCAACGGTACGCTTTTATCGTACTTATGTTCCCATAGGTCGAAGTGACACCTTCTTCCCGCAAGTGTTCGTATATATCCCCTATCCATAGCTACTCGAGCACATTGATCCTGCAGTCCTTTTATAAAAGGAACTTTCTCATGGTATTGACCGAGTAAAACCTCTGCTTCCGCATCATCTAAACCAAGCTCCCGTACGAGCTTAGATTTACCCATTCCATAACTAAGTCCTAGATTAATATTTTTAGCCTGTTTACGCGGTATTTTAGCCATATCCGCTACTATCTGGTGGAAGTCTGCGTTCTTATCTGTATAGGCGTTTACGGCGTCCCTAGCGCCTATTAAATTCATCAGGTTAGCGTAGTGTACAGTAAGTCTAGGTTCTTGTTGTGAGTAATCGAACACACCCCACTGACAGCCTTCCTCAGGAACAAAGATAGAGCGAATTAAATTACCTATCTCTGGATCACGTGCAGGCACTTGTTGTAGATTAGGATTACTATAACTAAACCGACCACTAACCGTGCCGCCCGCATCGTTACGTAGAGGATGAGCTTCTGCGTGTATTCTTCCTTCTACCGCATGTTCTGATATCATCTTTTCAATAAACGTAGTCCTAGCTTTATTTAATTTCCTTGCCTGTACTATCATCTTAGGAAGCTCGTGTTCGTGGCTTTCTAACCACTGTCTTTGGAAACTAGCCATACCCTTTTCGGTTCTAGGATAGGGTAGATTGTTTTTATCGAATACTTTTTGTAGAGAGGCATTAGCCCATAGATTTACATCTTCTCCGTATTTACGTTTTATTTCGACTAATAGTTTTTGTTCTTTTAACGATAGATCCTTACTGATCTGATCTGCTTTTTCTTCATCCACTCTAACGCCGCGCCACCTCATCTCAATAAGTAAGGGGATTAGACTGCATTCTAGGTCGTAGATTTGTTCTAAATTTTGTTCTTGTATCTCTAGTTTTAGTTTCTCATATAACTTCAATGTCAAAGCTGCATCTTGTTCACCATATGGTCCAACATACTTAGAATTAAGTTTATACATTTCTGACTTAGGGTTGATGCCCCAAGCCAAGGCAGCGTCTTGCAATAAAGACTCATCTTTCTTTTCGCCACAATATAGATGCCCTAATGAATCGAGAGAGTAAGAGTATCGGTTTTCATCTACGATTGGAGCAGCAAACATAGTGTCAAGGATTTTACCCTTTACGTCTACTCCCTCTCTTCTCAACCACCCAACATCATAAAGTGCGTTATGAAAGATTACTTCCCTCTTCGTAGAAGATAGAGTATTTTTCACCCACCGCAAAACAACTGCCTCGTCAAGGTTGCCACCGCCTTCATGACGAATCGGAAAGTAGCCTTTCCAATCTTTAGTGGCAACGCCCACTCCAACTATATGACCTCTGTTCGTAGCCCATCCTGGACCTGACGTTAGGAGATGAGGATCATACGTTTCTAAGTCTACAGCGATACGCTCGTTATCTGCAAACTTAGGAAAGATCTCTGGTATTGACCAGTCGCTTTCTGGAGCGAACATAGGGGACTGTTGCATTATTTCTTTTTAGTCCTAACTACTTTTACGACTTTTTTCTTAGGTTTTGACTTAGGTGCTTTACCACCAACCCAAGCTTCGTTAACGTCAGGCGTAGACTTATCGTCTGCCTTATACGTTCCCTTCTTAGTCCTAGCCCTTTTTGGTTTCGGGGCTTCTTTAACTACTTCGGCTTCCTCAAACTTTTGAAGTTCTACAGTTGCGTCTTTCATCTTTTCAGAAATAATATCTTCTTTCTTACTTTCTTGTGACAAGATATCTTTAGCTTGCTCGTAAGGGCTTTGACCCTTAGAGTCAGCTACTATTGGTCTTGTTCGTTTTCTTCTGAACCAGTCGAACCATCCCATGACTCTTCCTCCATATTATTATTAACATCACCTGAGTTGTTAAGAATATACTCCTCAACAAGTATCAGATACCTACGTAAGTCACGGATATCGTCGAGTAAGCCAGCCTCACCTTTATAGACTTCTCCAGCTTCAAATACATCCCACCCATGCTTTTCAGCTTGGTGCTCGATCCTATCGAACTTACGTGCCAACATCATGAAAGCACCCACGCCACCGCGTCGCCTCCACGAATTCCCATATGACTCTTCAGCTTTTTTAAGAGCTTGCAAGTCTAACTGCGCGATATCGCGCATATTTTCCCACTTATTTTCCATCGTTTCCTCCTTCTGTTTTAAGTGTCCAAGATAAATCTCTCTTTTTAATCCAATCGAAACAGGCTGTCATCCAGTCGTTCGGTAGTATTTTCATTACTTCTCTATATGCTTTTATATAGTCTCTTTCCCTATGTGCGTTAAAAGTCTTAACCATTGGGACTGCTATATTTTTAAAAGCTGGATTCACCCACGTATCATCATCGTATGAAGCCATATCTTCAGGGATAATATGGAAAAATCTATCTAGTTCCCAATCGAAAACTTTCGGGTCGGTAATGAAATTTGTATACGCGATACCATCTAACGCATCGTACGGGTTCTTTAAATTAGAATAGTTCCATGGGTCTATCTCCACGCCTTTTACTCTTTCCCATACTTCGTTATGGTATACGTGGAAACTATCGCTAACTTGCCTATACGTTCCCATATCTACTTTTAAATGAGCCGCTATATATTCTTGTAACATAGACATATGTACTGCGTTAGCGCCGTACGCTCCCCAAAGCATATCGTTAGAACGGTTACATACGGTCATATGTAATTGTTTATCTCTTATTTTGAAATAGATACTCGTATTACAAGGCACGTCTTTACTGTTTCTTCCAAGGTCTTTATTCGCATCCCACATCTGTAAAACGCAACGTCTATCTTCTGGATTAGTTTGTAACATTTCTATAACAGATTTAATCTGGTCTTTATGAAAATAACTGCGCCACCTCCAACCGTACGCCCCCCATAAAGTCTCTCCGTCATCAGAAAAGTTCTCCATAGACTTAACGTATCGAGTTAAAGGTGCTAAGTCTTTACGACCTGCAAGCATCCATAAGCCTTCTATAAAATGGAAAAAAGGATTAGCATCTCGTATCTTAAGAAGTAATACTCTTTCCCATGGTTTTTCATAAACTGTTGTTACAGGTTCAAGTGCCTCGTATGTCGTTCCGTTTCTGCTTTCTTGCTCGCGGAAGTTACGAGGGTCTTGGAATAAATCCAATCCCAATAATAGAGCATCGTTTACATTTCTTGCTCGAATTACTTTCATATCGAATCGTGGTACGCGCCTGTTATTTCATTGATTAAAAAATGTAACTGTTCATCAGTTAGTTGAGGTAGTTTCTTTTTTAAAAACGCTATAGCCATTTCATAGCTTGCTGGAACTTTCAAAAAGAACGCAACTTCTAAAAACTGTGTGTAGTATATATCTACTATATCGCCGTATTGATCTAATAGATCAATGGCTACATCACTCATTCCGCTCATGTTTTCTCCTTTCTATATATCTTCTATTAACGGTAAATTTTCGTCATATTTATAAACACTTCGTGTTCGCCCCTCTTCATTAAGTATTCGAGAGTATTTATCGAATTCACAAAGCCCCCCTTCTATTTCCCTCATCTCAAACCGACTTAGATCGATTAAGTTAGGGTTAAGTCTTTCGCGAGATATTTCCCATAGCTCACGCATTTCATCGTTCCACGGATGGCTACGCCTAGAAAAATCTAAATCTCTGCCTGCTAACCTATTGAGTCCTCTCATCGCTCCTGGACCAGCATTAGCCCATGTCAAAATATCTTTAGCGTCTCGTAATAGATAAGTATGGCGTAGGTCTGTTATAACTTCGTACGCCATGAATGGACCCATGTATGGGTAATCACGCAAGATCTCCCAAGATTTCTCTAACGATTTGGTAGCAAGTATTTGGTCTACAAGTTTTTCTCTATCACCCCACATATGGGATATACACTCTGCTACACCTGTCACCTTATCCATACGGTTCGGTGTTTTAACGATATACGCACCTGTTACCCATTTATCTTGTTTCGTTATTTCTTCGATAGCTTTCTTTCTATCCCACTCGATATGTAAGTTATGGCGCACTAAAGTTCTTCCTGTCTCGATAAAATTAAACCAACGGAAAATTACAGTAGCCATTAAAACTTCAGGATCATCGCGCCACACATTACGTATATGGCGTTTAAACCAACGAGTCGTTCTATCTTCTTCTCGAAACACCTGACAAAACTTAAACTTTTGTAAGATAGGATCATCTGTCCACGGTGGTTCGTGTCGTAATACTTCTTTATTAATACGAATGGTCTCCCGTTCGTGTATCCAATAGAAGTATAAATCGAGCCTATCTCGTAGTTCGTGAATCACTTCTTAACGAGCCTCCATGCACAGTTGTTAGCTATCTCAGGATAGAACACAGCCGCAGCCATTCTTAAAAACTGTTTACCGAAACGTTCTTGTAATAATAACATTTGTTCTACGCTCCAGCCATTTTTATTTATTTGGTCATAATCCTTAGTAAAGTTATCCGCATTCATAGCTTTCTTTAATTTAGGCATCTGTATAAACGTACCTGTTACTGCTTCTATACGGAAGTTCCTTTCTAGTTCTTCTTTTAGTTCTTGAAAGCCCCACTCGTAGACATGATCCTCGGGCAACTTATCGTTAGAACCGTCATGGTTAGGCGTTGATATATACGCGATGGCATCGGGTCGCATAACCCTTGCCGCCTCATCAAGCCAAGCAGGAACAAACTCTCTACCCATGTGTTCAATAACTTCTGTCGACCAAAAGAAATCTATACTTTCATCTGGTAGGTCTAGTATCGGATTAGTTGTTAAATCTTGTATACGTATCTCGCCGTTGAAGTTCTTAAACCAAGTAGAATCTTTTAGTTCTCCTCCGCCGTTTGACCAAAATGGATTTTCTAGTTCACAAGCTGGATCGATATCGTAGCCATAATAAGAACGAATAACGTCAGACTTTTTGATAACATAAGCCTTATACAGTACTCTTAATGACCAACACTCACCACAACCTATTTCTAAAGTATCTAGTGGTCTACCTAATAATTTAGATTCTTCTATGGCTAGACTAGCTATCTTATCAAATCTACTCATATGAGCTAATTCATCAGGTCGCCAGTTTCCTAGAACACCCGCAGACGCTAAATCCATACGGGTATTTTTACTATCGTTTTCGTTAACTTTTAATTTTCTTCTTATAGATGACATGGTTCCTCCCACCAAGTTGGTTTATTTCTACCCTTTTCCCACTTAGCGTAGTGCTTTTCGTGGATACAGTAATCTCTGTATGCTTTAACAGGGTCTTCGTTTTTATATTGATCAGGCATTGCCTGTGCTACTGGTGTTATATCACCTACTTTTATATTTCTAGGTCTTCTACATAAAGGTCTTTCAAGTTTTACAAAACTAGCGTGTTCTTTACCATACCTATATTTATATTCCTCACTCAATGCTAAGAAATGGTTCAACAACCACCAGTAATTACCACTAGATTCTCTAGCCCATATTGTGCACGGATGATTCCAGTATGCTCGTTTGTAAAGTCCATTAGCATCTGCATAACCATCACCGTCAAGCTCTCTATGAGCGGTACATAACATCTGTGCTGTTTCCAATGGCATCTTCACTAGCATCTTGTCAGGTTGTGCTCGTGCAGCAACTTCTGGATCTTCGTCAAAATAAAATATATTCATAACTCTCCTTTCTAAAATAACAGATTTAATTATCCTTTACTTTTAGTTGCAAAGTAAAGAAGTTTTTATATCTGAAAGCAGCGCGTTGTTGCGGGCTCAATAAGGTACAAATTTTCTTTTGCCCTTGTAAGCCCAACATAAAAAACTCTATTCTCATCATCTGGGTTTTGTTGGTACGTTTTATAAACTCTGGTCGTTATATCCGTAAGTAAAACTACATTAGTTGCCTCACCACCTTTAGCGGCATGTATGGTCGATAACCTAATTCTAGGTTCTTTAGTAATTTTTTCCCCCCTACGGAGCATGGCTCGGATATAACTAATGTCTTTTGGACTTAAACCTGTAAGTGCATCGTACCAATCTCCGTCAGGTAACTCAGGAAAGCGTTCTCTGAGATCAGCTACGGTCATCGTTACGTCAATCTCTAAAACATCTAGGGAGTTAGCCTTACGAACTTTTACAAATTTTAACAGATTGACGCATTCTGATAGGGGTAAACTCTCTCCTTTTTGTAATCTTTGCCAATTTAGTACCGCTCTGACTTTTGATTCAGAAATACTAGGTCTGCCCTTCACTTCAAAAAACCAACCTTCGTTTCTACAGTGGTCGTCTATTTGTTCAAGTAAATAATTAGTACGAGCAAGTACCAACCAGTCACCTTTTTCCATGTCAATTAATTCGATGGACGGTTCCCACCTAACTAAACCTGTTTCTTTTCTCGGTAGCCATGATTTATGTATCCTGGATCTAACTTGATTTATACATCGACTCGCTAGTTCGTGAACAGCTGACGGTATGCGATACGACTGTTCTAATATCGTAGCGTGTGTTGCGTTCTTAATTAAATAATCTACGTCAGCTCCCGCCCATTTATAAATTGCTTGATCATCGTCACCAGCAACATAAACACGGTCAGCGTTTTCAATTATCTTACGAACCACTGCCCACTGTAAGGGAGATAAGTCTTGAGCTTCATCTACAAAAACTGCTTCTAATTTAGGCACGTCGCCTTTTTCTAAAAACAGTTTTAACATATCTGTGTAATCTACTAACAACCTATCTTCTTTAAATAACTGTAATCCCCTAGCATAACGTTCTAACTCGAACCAACCCACTGCATCGTCAACATCATGCCATTGATCTTCTAACGCCACCTGTCGCATACGGGCAAGGTTTTCTATAAACGCTAATCGATCATCGTGGCTCATACCGAACAGATGTCCTGAGTCTGTATTCGCCCCACCCGTTAGACGTAGATTTAAAATCTCATTTAGTTCTTTTATATCTTTTAGATCCATAACGCTTTCTTTAGAAAGCCCTAGTTGCCTAAACGCTAACGAATGGAGTGTGCGAAAGAAAGGTAAATCTTTTTGTGATAAATCAAACTTCTCCATAGCACGTTGCTTCCCTTCGTTTACAGCTTTTTTAGTAAACGTAAAGAAACCTATCCGTGTAGGATCTGTTCCTCTTTCTAGTTCATCCTCTATCAACCCTAGTAATGTGCTTGTCTTTCCTGTCCCTGGTGGTCCAAGAATCACTTGCGTATGGGCTGGAAGTGTCATAAACCTGTCCTGAACGTTAAGTTAATACGTTCGCCTACACCACGTAATGTAGGAACAGAATGAGTAGCAGACATCTGAGATGCTCCGTCAAAAATAATAACATCACCGTGACTTAACAAATAATTATTTAGTTTAATAACTTTAGCGTCTTCAGTATTTATCTCACTGGTATTGCTTTTAGTTTTTATGCGGCGATCGAATTGCTTCCATTGAAAGATCCTAGGTTCACCAAACGAGATAGAAACTACAAGATCTTTTTGAGTAGGTACAGTATCAGAGTGATGTGGAATACCTATACGACCATTTTTATACATACCACATAAACAAAAAGTAAACTCTACATCTTGTCCTGTAATATTTTTAGTGTATTCCTCCGCCCCTTGTTTTATCCATTCCATGTTTTTTGTCCACGGATCAGGTTCATATAACTTGCCTGCATATTCGAAAGACTTCGTTCCGAACGCTCTAGTTGGTCTACCCTCTACAACCTTACCGTTAAAAACTCTTTGAGAAGGTGCGTCCCATTTTTCTATATACGGAACGTATTCCTTCATAGCGTCTTTGTTATAGTGGATCATATTGGATTCTCGTTAAACTCAGGTAAGTCGTGAGACTCGGTCTGAGTTTCGAATTCATGAATACACCACACGTTTACACCTCGACCTTTTATATTGAAGAAGTGAGGACTGCCTTCCATTTGTTTTAACTTAGCAGTAAGTTTATTTCTAGGATATTCTTTAAAGTTATTCCTATGTAGGTACTCCATTAAGTCAGCTAATCTGAAATAAGTTTTACCCATATCTGTCCACGGCTTATGAAGTAGTAGTTCATCTTTTTCACGTGCAGGTCTTTCGGTACAAAACGTTTCTAGTAGCTCTAAGAAATGTCCTTCGGTAGAAGATTCTTTAGGCACCTCAACAACGGTTAGACTATCTAACAACTGCTGTATTATCTGTCTCCAAACGTTATCTTTTACCTTCGGTGGTATCTTATTTAAGGCGTCCATACATTTACGTTGGAACCTATTTTGATTTAATAAATCATCTGTTTCTAGTTCTAATCGTCCTCCTTCAACGTCTAAGAACCAGATAGGTGGATCACTATCCTGTTTAGTTAAGTTACTAAATAATGGCGTACCGCCGTTAGCTCCTATACCGTGTTTCCTCGTTCTACATAGAGGACTATTACAATGGCTCGCTATCGGCTGATCGTTACACCTGTAGAAATAATCTTTCCTTTTTAGTTGTTTTGTTATAGTTAAGACTTCTTGAGCACCTAATGGAGGTTGCATATATTCTAGGTTTACTTTCTCTAACCTAGTTTCCCACTCATCAGGATACTTCTTACGTAAGAATACGCCTACGTTAAACAAACCAGAATTACGAGTTCCTTTCGGAAAACCTTGAACAACTAAATGTTGTATGCATGGAGGTGATTGATCTAACCACTCGATTTTATCAACTAGCGGACTTGCCTCTAGCTTTTCTAGTTCGTCTACAGTTAAGGTAATTTCCTTAACTCTTTCTATAAATTCTTCAGGACTTAATGCCTGACCTTCTTTTCCATACCCATACCTAGTAGAGCTTTCTCCACCGAAATATGGCATATTTAATGTACTACCTCTGTCTCCCCTGTCTAATAACAACTGTGTTTGTTTAGGAAATATCTCAGCCTGACCATATCCGATGGACGCGGCTAACTGCCTAAGTTTTCTTTGTAATAGTGACGCGGGTACTGGCTCTTCAATGAACAAGTATATGTGCGCTCCACCGCTCTTACTACGACATAGGACTAGAGGTAAATCGTGTTTAGCTAACTTCTTAGATAGCCCTTTGAGATCCAACTGATATTCATCAACATCAATCGCACCCCAAACACAAGCATTGTTCTCGTCAATCGGAACGAGCCCAATGCTTTGTTCACCTGACAGGTGGTTATTCCATAACTCAAGAATATCTTTTTCAGATAACTCTTTAGATATAGTAACGTTTCGACCACCTGCTTTCCCATCTTCCCGTGATTCATTCGTAGCGGTAAAGGTTCCATATGCTTGTCGCAATCCAGCGTAACGTGTAGCAAATTCCTCTGCTAACGACATATGTTCTCTCCTTTATTTTAGAATGGAGCATCTTCCTCAGAGTCAGTAGGTATATCTACTACTGAAGCTCCGTCTCGTTGCTGCTCTTCTTTTACTTCTACATCACCCGCTCTCGCAGCATCCATAAACTCTTTAGCGAGTCGTGCTGTTTCTACGTCGGTTGGACCTTCTTGGTTTACAGTGAAACCGTTCCACGAACCCTTATCGTTAGATTGAGATAAAGTTCCCAAGTTATATTGATAAGCGAACATCGGTGCGGACACTGACTGACCTTTGCTAGTTTTTACTCTAGCCATTCTTAACATAGTTAGCCACTTCCTAGAAGCTCCTAACTGTGTCGAGGTAAATGCTACAACTGCTTGTTGTGGAGAAGGCTCTAAAACTAACACAAAAAACTGTGCAGTTTCTACAATCTCATTACCGTTATCGAGAAAAAGTCTACGTGACTCTGGATCTTTTTTACAAGACTTAAGTATAGAAGCTCCGTGGTCAGCGTTAACTAAACCACCCCCCTTCTCACGTGGAACCCACTCGATATATTTTTTAACATAGGCACACGGCACAACCGTAATACCTTTTTCACCGTCATAAACTTCATTAGTTACTGTGTTGACAAGCATACCCGCTTGTGCATCAGGATTGTAACGTCCATCTTGTTTATTAAGTTGTGGGGACATTTGTTGAAGTACTCTAATAAATGGGATCGCAAAATCCTCAGTCGTAGTTTCTTCAAGTCCAGTGCCACCTGATAATAGATCATCGTCAAAAGTAGCGATTGCTGTTTGTTTCGCCTCAGCTAGGCTTGTTTTATCTTCTGCCATAATATTAATCCTTCTTAATAATAGCTTTGGAACCTATATAGATTCCAAATGGTTCTGTAGGTATGTCCTTCCCAGATGTTAACTGCTCTTTTACAAAAGCCTTTAACGTACTAGGATGAACGCTTTGACGTACCTCAGGCGCAAGTCCACGAGATTTTAGAGCGAGTACTGTTTCTTCAGCTACTCTTTCCTCGTCTCTACCGAACTTAAGCGAAACTTCATTTTTAATTAAGCCCGCATGTCCGTTCTGGATTAGCCATTGATACGCTGTGTCTTGATTAGCTTTAGATATATGAGCGTTATAAAACTCAGATATAGTGATCTTCTCACCTGTACTAAGTACTATTTCCGTCAGCCCTGCAGTTTGCATAGCCTCTGGTAACTCTTGTTCTGAAGTTAATCTAAACTCTTCTTTTTTAGCCTTAACAGCTTCTTCTAAACTCGCTAGTTCTTGAGCTAGTTGAACCTGTTTATTAGCTAAAGCAGAAACTAATGAAAGTTCACCTTCGTTAATCTCATTAAACGATTCTACATTTTCCTCGCCAATGAGTTCTTCAAAAGTTGGGTTTTCTTTATTCATAATTCTCCTTTCTGATGTAGGTCGATATGGACGGGGTAATATACTCCTTCCTGTCTATCCCATTTAAGGATACTATAACGACCTCGATTAAAAAATGCAGCGATGGAGCACGCAACCCCAATAGCTGCTGGATCTCCAATTAATAATAAGTAGTCTTCATCTTTAAAGTCCTGAAGTATTCTTTTCATTCTTCTAACTGATGGACCTGCACTTAGCATTATATTGGTTTTGGGAGGCAACAAAACTTCAAAATCACCATACTGTCTAGCAGAGGCGATATTGCGTCCTGTTACTTCTTGAACAACATATACTGTCATTTTTCTCCTTTCTAATTTCTAGAGCTATAAAGATACTCCTCTAAAACGGCAAAGTAAAGGGATATTAGATATAGTTATCTGGGAAAATAAAAAATTTATAAAAAATAATTTACGAAAAGTACTAATATTTCTAATAATCTAATAGATTTTTAAAGAAACGTTGGAATCTAGAGGGGTACAGTCTATTAGTTTTCAAAGAAAATCTATTAGAAACAGTGAATTCTATTAGAAATATGAGAGGGCACGAGGAAATAATTCTGTTTGGACTATATTTTATTTAATTTATATATAATATATCGGATTAGAAATTAGAAAGTTTGTTATGAAATATAAGTTTAAAACGGAGCCGTACGAGCATCAGCTTGAGGCGTTGAAAAGATCATGGGATAAGAAAGAATATGCTTATTTCATGGAAATGGGAACAGGTAAATCTAAAGTACTTGTTGATAATATAGCTGTACTCTACGACAGAGGAGCTATCAACGCCGCTGTAATAATCGCACCGAAAGGCGTATATAAGAACTGGTCGGAACGTGAGATACCAACCCATATGCCCGAACATATAATAAGGCGTATAGGCGTATGGAACCCTGCACCAAATAAAAAAGAAAAATTACAGCTTACAAAGTTATTCGAAGTTACAGACGATTTAAAGATATTAGTTATTAACGTAGAAGCCTTTAGTACTAAGAAGGGTGTGGCGTTTGTAGAAAAGTTTTTACTAACTCATAACGCCATGATGGCAGTTGATGAATCTACCACAATAAAGAACCCGAAAGCACAACGGACAAAGAACCTCGTTAAGTTGGCATTACAAAGCAAATACAGACGTATTTTAACAGGTTTTCCTGTTACCCAATCACCACTAGACCTATACAGTCAATCAGAGTTCCTATGCGCTCAGTTGCTCGGCTATTCGTCATTCTATACGTTTCAAAATCATTACGCGAAAGTAATTAATAGAAGCATGGGGCAGAGAACTTTTAGACAAGTGGTCGGTTATCAAAACTTAGACGAACTATCTGATAAGGTATCTACGTTTTCGTACCGTGTCCTTAAGAAAGAATGTTTAGATTTACCTGATAAGGTGTATCAAAAAAGAGAAGTAGAACTTACACCTGAACAAAAGAAAATATATAACCAAATAAAAGACTATGCTATCGCGGAACTTGAATCGAATGAAATAGTTAGCGTTAGCTCGGTTCTAACTCAGATATTAAGGTTACACCAAGTTACTTGTGGTTTTGTAAAACATGACCAAGGTGAAGAAATAGAAATTAAAAACAATCGATTAGAAGAATTATTAAAAGTATTGGAAGAAATACAGGGTAAAACAATTATATGGGCTAATTACCAATACGATATAAAACGTATTTTAAATACTCTTAACGATATTGTAGGAACTGATGCGGTAGCTACCTATTATGGAGGTACGCCAGAGGAGGAACGACAGCCTATTATCGATAGGTTTCAAGATCCCAACTCTAGCTTACAATATCTAATAAGTAATACTCAAACAGGTGGTTACGGAATCACATTACACCAAGCTAGTAACGTTGTTTATTACAGCAATAATTACGATTTAGAAAAAAGATTACAATCAGAAGACAGGGCGCACCGTATCGGACAGGTTAATAAAGTAACTTATATTGATTTGATATCGAAAGATACAGTTGATGAAAAAATTGTGAAAGCTCTGCGGAACAAGCTCAACCTAGCACAAGAGGTGCTAGGTGATGATAAATGGAAAGATTGGATCGGTTAACTTATTCTGTCTTTATACATACTGTCGTATAAATCATCTATCCCTCCACCATCAGCCATAAAGCCCATTTTCTTTCTTACGTCTTTATCAAGTTTAGGTAATCCTTTATTACCTTCAGGAATAGGTTTTAACGCTTTTCCTTCTGCGGCTCTTTGAGGCTCACGAGCAGCTGCTTCTAACATAGCTTTAGCGTCATCTAATAACATCAAAGCTTGTTGTACGTCTCCTCCTGTTCTACCAACTACAGCTTCTGCTAAAGCTCCTGCGTCTTGTTGTAACATCTCACCACTGTCCGCAGGCATCTGTCTGTCCATCTCTGAACCTAAACTTGCTTCGTTACCCATAAGTGCCGCCATAGCTTCCATAGCTTCTGGTGGAGGTGCTCCAGCTTCTTTAGCAGGTGCATTAGGATTACCCATAGGTACGTCTGCTCTTTTGCCCATCATCATTATTTCTTCTGTTGGTGTCATCGCCATATTTATCTCCTTGGTCTAAACGACTGTGCGAATAGTTGTGTTAGTTTATCGTTTTGTTGCATCGGTGGCAACCCGCCTAATCCTGAATTAAGTGCTCCTCCTCTTCTCATCGTTAGATAACCTAGCTCAGGACGAGGATAACCTAGATCAGTAGAAGGATCTGGTGTACCTATAGTTGGGTTTGGTGTACCTATGGTTGTAACAGGTTCTTGTCCTGGTCTGCTTCCAAACTCTGCAGCAGACATAGGTCTAACGTATGCTTGTTGTTGTTGAGGTTGTGGGTTATATACTGCATTTTGTAATGCTGAATTATACGCGGCTCTTTGTTGTTGTATTAAATTACTGACGGGAGATTGAACTATTCTTGTGAAGTTTGGATCCATTTCTGGCAGTCTTATTGGATCACCTTCAATTATAGTTCCAGCTGGCATTGGTGTTCCTTCTCCCATTGGCAAACCTAAGTCTTCTCCTGTTATTGGAAATGGTACTGGGTCGTCTTCTGCTAAAATTACTTCAGAATCAGGTCTGTATGGTGCTTCGTTTTGTATGGCTATAAACCTTTCATCTTCGCCGCTCATATAATTTGGATTATAAGCGTCTATAGATGGGATAGGTTCTACGAATGTAGGAAAATCTCTATCAGAGACAGCCTCTATGGTGTTGTCTGTTGGCACAATATAGTCTGCTACGCTTGTGCCTACAAAGGGGTTAACTGTCGGTGTGCGTGGAGGGTCAATCATGCTGGGAATACCTGATTCAGATTCAGGTACAACCTGGGCTGGTGGAAGTGAGTTTTCTATTATTTGTTCTATAGTTGTTTGTATGCTAGGAGGTAGAGGTGCTGAAGGCTCTACGAATGTAGGAAAATCTCTATCAGAAATAGCTTCTATGGTNTCAAATTGATTGGGGGATGCAGGAAAATCTTCGAAAGGTACTTTATCATNTACAACTGTATTCCTTATATCNTCATATCTATCAGGTTCCATAATGAATGTCTGCATTATTTCCTCTACAACAGGAGGCAACGAACCCAGTCCTGTTTGAAATTCATTAACTTGTTCTATTTTTGTTTCAGCCGCGTCTTTTTCGTATTCGTTAGTCGCCTCTGCTAATTCTTGTTCTGCAAGATATTGAGCGACTTGCGATGCAATGCCCGCGTTGATCTCATCTATGTTTAAGTCTGGTAACGCAAACCCACCTAAATCTATTCCGCCAAATCCTGGACCCATTAGTTATTCCCTCTATTTAATAGTTGACTAGCTAATCCTTCATCGCTAAAAAGCTCGCTTACTCCAACAGCTGCCGTACCTGCGGCACCAACAGGACTGTATTCTAAAACTTCTCTTCCAGGAATGAAACCTTCTTTTGATCCTTTTACTTTCATCGTAGGAGGTCTGACAAATTCTATTAATTGTTCTCTGAATGCATCAGACCTAAAAGGATTTTCTCCTGTTTCATCATCTAAATAATTCAACTGTAATTCTCTTCCTATATCATGTGCGGTTACTGAATCTAAAGAATATAAAAATCTAATTGTTTGATCTATATTAGCTTTTCTATTAATTTGTTGCATAGTTTTATTTAAAAGTTCTGGATCTAAAACTAGCTCAGTTAAAAATTCTTGAGTTTTTTCAGCAAGAGCTCTTTGTCTCCAACCAATACGATAAGTCATTGGGTTTAGTGGTCCAAAAATTAACCTACCAAAAGTAGCAATATCTACATCTTCCTTAGCGCCTATTGCCCCCGCCTCTTCGAAAATATTCCTACCTGCTATTTTTCTTTGAACTTCACTTTGAACTGCTGCATTTAATTTATAAAGATCGCGTATTTCTTCTGGGTTTAAGAAATTTTTATAAGCTTTTTTAAAACTTACAGAATCATCACTAACCCCAACTAAAAAATCTTTCGTTAAAAGATCATTAAGTTTTTGCGGATTAATTCTTAACAACCCTGTCATACCTCCTTTAGCAGGGTCAGCCTCTACAATTCGATTATATATATCTTTACGAACCACCGCGTTCACCTCTTTTCGTAAAGTTTTGTCCTTACTTCTTTTGATTATTTGAAATAATTTATTCCTTGCAGCTTGGGCTCCTGCAGCATTTTCATAACCTTCGCCTCGAATAATACTTAAAATCATTTCTTCAGGATTAGCTGTCCTGTTGTTTACTAATGCGTATTCATCGGCTATTTGTTGAAAAACTTTATCTCTTTCCTCTATTAAATTTTTAGTTAATCTTTGAGTACTATTCATATTGTTAAAAACATTAAAATCTTCATCAGGAAAAACTGATCGTAATAATCCTCCATTTTTTTCCATCCACGAGTCATGAAGTTCTTTCATACCTGTGTAATTTCTTTGTTCTGCAAAAGGTTGAATAACGTCTCTATTGTATCTTTGAGCTACCGCTTTTTGAATAGCATTAATAGCGTCAAGTCCACCTTCTTCACTTTGTTCACGCAACATAGTCATCAAAGGTTTTGCGATTGGGTGAGAATAAGATCCTTTTTGATTTGCTGCCATAAGGGTTGGCAATAAAGATTCATCAAACTCTTCCCCACTTTTCATAAGTTGGTTAATGTATCTATTATTAGCTAGTTTCGACCTTCTTCTATACTCGATAAGTTGTTTCCAGTAGTCATTTCCAAACCCAGTTTCTGACATAAATTTATCAACACCTACCCCCTGAGGTTTAATATCTTTTGCGGCTCTCCTTAAGATTAAATCCTGTTGTTTTTCAACCGCACCAATTAACGAAGTTACTGCTTTATTTGAAGGTTCACTTAATTTCCCTGTTATAGTGTTTCTTAGTTCATGTAGCTGTATTCTAAAATCATGTAGTTCTCTAAAACTCATCGACTGTCCGCTACCAAATGGTCCGCCAGCTCGTCCTTCTAGTCTAGCGATAGATTTTCTAATATTTTCCCCATCTACGTTTTTAACTAAGTACTCTTTAAAAGCTTTATCTCTTCTTAAAATACTAAGCCCTTCCCCTTTCATAATTTTGTTAAACTCTTTTGCCATAGGGGATGTTGGAGTTAAGTTTACTTTTAAACCTCCGTATTTATTTAAAGATGCCTCTAATTCTTTTGTTACAGGAACTAAATAATCTCTTTGTAGTCGATGAAGTCTACTAATCCTCGGATCCATTAATGCGTTTCTTTTCGAAGTAGGGTCTTGTATTTCTTTAAATAAATATTTACTCATAGCCACGTCATCACCTAATTCACCAGGTAATGCATCTGTGGCAGGTTTTAATCCAAAAACTGTTGCGTCTTCAATACCTAACTCTGATAAAATTCTTTGATCAATTTTTCCTTGTTCTACTTGTTGTCTAAACACATTCCAAGACCGATCAATTTCTTCGTTCATCAATTTAGGAATAGTTTCGTCATTTAATTGTTGTCCTAATTCTGCTGCTGCTTTTTGTGCCCCCTCTTTTGTGCCTGAAGCTAAAAGAAGTTTTTGAGCAAACATATTTCGAGCAACTTCATTGTTCAATATTTGATCTTGTAAAACCTCTACTGTTTTACTTTTAGGAAGCCCTAATGTTTCTAATTGACTTAACAAAGCTAATGCGAAATTAGCGTCCGCATTGTACTGACCCTCTCCTAAAAAAATTTTATAAGTTTGCCCAGTAACTTCTTCCATTCTTTTAGCAACTTCTGTAGGAGCTGCCCCTAATAGTTCATCAAATAAAGCTTTAGCTTCTGGAGTTCCTTCCTCTATGTTTCTATTTTTAAGCCCCTTTTGATAATCATCCCTAAGTTCTTTTAATCTCCGCACCATAAACACAGGGGGATTCTTACCAGTAAAGAAATTATACGTTGCCCGCGTTCCGTTTAAAATTGCAGTTGCACCTCCCGCCCCTGCTGTGGCGTATGCTCCAATTAAACCTGATTCCCGCATAGCTTCTTCCCATGTTAGATCAGGATCAACGTATTGAATTCCCGCAGTTAATCGCATAAAATCAGCAGCAGCCGTACCGAAACCTGAAGCAGCTGCAAAAGCCCCCCAATTTTTTACTTTAGACCAAGGACCCTCATAAAACTTTCCTTTTTGTCCTTTTTTAATTCTGTTTAAAATAACAGCAGAAACAGCAACATCTCCTGCTAGTGGGATAGCTTCACGTATTCCGTAATGTAAAAAATCTTCTGCAGTGACTCCTGGGTCATTAAATGGAAATATTTTTTCTATCGTTCCATCGTCTTTTCGGGTTTTACGAATAATCGGACCTTGTTGTCCTTCAGGTCTTCCTGGGTACAAAAATTCAGCGGTCAGGTCGAAAGGGTCTTCAGGAACAGGCTCTCCAGCAGCGTATGCTATGTTTGCTACTGTTTCTGGTTGAATTCCTCTTGGAACAAAAGCTGCTCTGAATCGTTCCCCTAATGGAGCTCCTTCGTCGTAGGGAACACCTGCTTTTGCTAATTCTTTTTGTTTTTCCCATTTACGAAGTCCAAAATTACTAGGTTTGAGATAGTCTAAACCTTTTGTTAAAAATTCTCCAGCACTTAGAGCATAGTCTGCTGTTCCTCGAGCTAAATTAGTTGGAACGTTTTCATCAACCGCTTTACGTAATTTCTCCATACTAAAATAAGGATTTGTTGGATTAAGAATTTTACCTATTTTTTCAGGATCTGTGGTTGGTTTAAAATCTTTTTGTCCTGCATTAGAGGCTAAATAAGCCTGCCATTGATCTGTACTTGTTACTTCTACGGGCAAAGGAGGGGGTTCTAAAGGTGCGGGCTGTGATCTATATCGATTATCTAAAAGACTTTCCATTAAATCTGAAAAAGAAATGCCTCGTTCTTGAAGCCACAGTTTATCTGTAGATTTTAAAGCTTCATCACTTATGGAGTTGTATTGATAAAGATATTGTAATTGCTCTTCGTCATACATATCCTTTATTTTTATATTAGGATTATTTTCACTAGGTTGCTCTAGAAAATCTTCGTATGGAAGTACTGTACTCATCAGGTGGTTGGTTGAGGTTTTGGATTAAAAATTCTACTGGTGGCGGGCGGCACAGGAACAGTTCCCTCAGCAGAGCCCTCAGGAAGTTGTTGATTCATTCTGTTTCGTAAAAAACTTTGATAGTCAAAACCTATTAACGGGTCTTGAGAAATGACGGAGTCTCCGTACTTTTTTTGAGCTTGATATAAATTTTCTCTATATTTTAAAAGTTCTTCTTCTCCGCTTCTAATCCAAGAAGCAGTTGGAGAAATAATTTTTCTAATCAACTTTTCATCAGGCTCTCCTGAATACCATTTTTCTGCCCATGGCGTTGCTTGTTTTGTTAATCTTCTATAATCCGCACCTAAACTACCTGTTTCTAATGCTCTTGCTTGAGTGTCTAGCTTTCTTATTTGATTACCATACCAATCTGTAATAGACCTAATAACTGCTTCAGGAGCTTTAGTTCCACCCCCTTCGAAAGGAGCACCTAGTTGTAGTAAATGTAAAGCTAAGTCTCTGTCTGATAATGCTTTTCCTGTGTTGCCCGTAGAGGCAGCAGCAACATAGGCTAAATTTAACATAGCTGATCTAAATGCTGCATCTTGAGCAATATCTCCAAACGTTGCCTTCCAGCTGTACGTTTTTTCAATAGTCATCATTTGACCTGTTTCAGGATTGAGCACTTCGTCTAAATAAACAAACTGGTCTTGACTTGTGTCCGATATCGCAGAGTTTTCATTCACCCCCTCACTGGGTTTATACCAAGTAATCTGACCATTTTTCTCTGCTAATCGGTATTCTTCTTCATTATTTTGAAATAATTTTTTAGCCGCTACGGTTACTTCTGTTTTTAACCTGTTTAAAGGAGAGAACCAAGTAGTTACTTCAGGACTTGAAATAGTAGTTTGCAAAACTGTGTTAATTGCAGGAAGTGCAGATAACAACATGTCATTTGTTGTTTCGATGCCTGTACGAGCTTTTACCCATTCTTTTTCTGCATTATTGCTGCTTGTGTTTAGTTTTGATAAATCTGCTGCAGGAGGTTCTCCAACTATCCAATCAGGACTTACATAATATTTTCCCGCCTCTATTAGATTACCTTGGACATCTCTATCTACTTCCTCACCTTTACTGTGTATAAAAAATTGACCATTAGGACTTTTTATAGCATTTCTTGCTTGTGTTTCGTCCCCTATCTTGTATGCAGGAGCTACTCCGTAAGTTCTCCCCATTTGTGCTTTTACATAATCAGCTGTAAATTGTGCTTTAGGATCATCTTTTGTTGTTGCTTTACTTGAAAGAATATTTCCATAGGACTGAACATACGCAGCTTGTTCTGAGGGATCGTTAAATGCTGCAGCTCCTAAAAAACTAGCAACAGGAGCAAGTTTACCAAGAAGATTTTTTTCTTCGAGAACAGTAGGTCCATATAATTGGTCTGCCATATAACCCGCTTGGTTTGAAATATACTCATCCATATCTTTTCGGGTTATTCCGCCCCTTCCTTCAAGAGGTAACGGAGCACGTTTTCTGGGTTGGACTGTTTTAGTTGTTCCGTATCTATCAGCTATAGCTTGAATTCCATATGGCAATAAAGCAGCTAATCCCGTATTGCTTCCTCTACTTCCTCCGCCTCCACCGCCTCCTGCTTGAGGAAACCTAATTGGTGCAGGTCTAAGTTGTAATTGCGGTATTACGCCACCTTGTCCGCCTGCATTAAACGTTGGGAATGGTAGTGTTCCTAATCCGCCTCTTTGTCTTCCGTTTGCCATATTACATCACCGCTATCGGCATATTCATGCCGTATGTTTGTGTTCCTACAGTTGATCCGTATATACCGCCAAGATAAGGATTCACCCCACCTCCCATAGGATTCGCTCCGCCGCCATAAAAGTTAGCACCTACTGTGCCCATTGGTCCTGTGTTTGGATAAAAAAGACTACCTGCATTTGCACCTGTATAATTAGTGTCAGCATCAAAATTAGATCCTGCGTATCCAAAACCACCTGCCATCGGTCCGAGAGCCCCTAATACAGAACCAACGTTACTTAATGTAGTCATTGGTAAATTATAAGTTCCTACGAAATCAGAATAAGCTCTATCTAATTCAGATTGAGCTCTTCCCCTACCTAATGAACCTATACCCATAGTACGATTAATATCTCCTTGCTGTAATCCCGCTAATTGTGCGCCTAATCCCGCCGTACTCGCTCCAAAACGCTGCATACCCGACGCGCCCACGTTACCTAAAGAACCTAAACCAGTACCTATACCTGTAAATAACTGTCCTGCTCCTTGGTCTCTGCGTCGAGCACCCTCAAAACCTGTCATAGCATTTTGAAGAGATGATTGAAAACCCTTACTACGTAAAGCTCCTACTTGTTCTGCTGCTCCTCTACCTACTGTTTCTGCTAATTCTTCTTGTGTTAATCTACCTCTAGAACCTCCGAAAGCTCCCGCGTCAACAGCTCTGTCTCTAAGCGCCATATCGCTTTTAGCTAATCCTTCACTAATATCAGATAAAGTTTGTTGAACTACTTGATCTTCATATGGATCAAAATATCTACTAGCGGAAGCTGGATCAAATTCACCTCTTCCTGCTTCTGCTGCTGCTCCTGCTTCTCCAAAAGCACCTAAACCTGCGCCTTGTATATTTCTTAAATCTTGTGCGCCTGTCGATAAAATATCTGAAGCATCTGCTACAAACGGTCTATACGAACCGATAGCCGCATCGGATAAATCCATAGCATATTGTTCTCTAGGATCGAATTGCGCTATCCTTTCACCTGTATACGTAAACGGAGTTGCGTCAGGTCTTCCTATATTTGTAAATTGGTCTTGTAAAAAAGCACCTAAATAAGGGAATATACCTTGTTGTAAAAAATCCCCTATATACCCTGCAGGGGCTTGAGCCGTATATTCTCGTTGCGTTCTATCAGCCATATCTCTGGTTTCCTAATTCATTAAAAGCTTCTAATCTAGCAATACCTTTGGAGTGGTTTCCACCGCCCGCTTGGTCTACCGCCGCTTTAGATAACATAAATTCACCGTTACTTGCCATTACTGGTATTAAATCATCTTTCGGACCACCTGGACCTCTAACATCNCCACCATGAAACATGGGGTTAGCGGCGAACATTCTTCTATCCAATACCGCATCAACTTCGCCACCGTTTTTGTATTGTTTATATTCGAAAGGGTTAATAGTTGTGCCTCCGATTCTAAGGTCTTTATTTGATAACGCTCTTCCCCTTTGTCCTCTCGCTCCTGGAACTATATTACCTCGACCACGAATAGAAGATCGAGTTTCTGGGTCTAATAACTGTTTAGTTTCTGCTAATAAATCTATATAAGAAGCAACATCGGCTAACGTATCAGTCATAAAATCTCTACGTCTTTGTCTATCTATTTTCTTATCTTCTTCAAAAAATTCTTCTGGGGTTGGAGCTGTAGGGACTTCCATAGAAACTTCTATGTCTTCAAATAAATCACCAATACCTCCGCCATTTTCTGCATACAGCGGACCACCATAATACATTTGTTGTGGCTGTTCTTCTACCTGTTGTTTATACACGTCTTCTAAAAGAGCGTATTCGAAAGGAGTTATTTCTAAAGATTCTAAACCTACAGGAGTATAATTTAAATCGCTGCTACCTGATTGCGTTTCTGCCGACACACCACCGCCACCGCCTGAAGATTCAGGATCGAAGGCAGATTTAGCCGAAGATAAGGCACTTACTACTGCAGCAAAAACTTCTAAACTCAC